ACAATCCTGCATGTCCAAGCAGGTTCCGACACATTACCGCAAACAACCGATGCAGCCCATCGAGATAATCGACGCCTATGGTCTCGACTTCAAACGAGGCAATGCTCTCAAATACCTTTTACGAGCAGGTTCTAAACCTGGTGAAGATAAGACCGACGATCTTCTCAAAGCGGTCTGGTACCTGATCTGTGAACTTCACAGCATCGAGCTCGCCGATGAAATCAATCAACAGCTGTTACTTGATGCCACTGGCGATGCCTAGATATCGACACGTCGCCTCGACTGCTTCGTCCCATGAATAGGCCACAAACCATAGGTAAGCATCGCCAACAGACTCACGAAACGCGATCTGTCCTGGCGTTAGTTTGTTCTTGCCTGACTTCATCTCGATCCACATCCCACAGTGCTGTCCCATCTGAATCGGAATGAAGATGTCCCAGACGCCGGCCTTAAGTCCTTCGGACTTCATACGGCCACCTGTGGCCTTCGACCTGTAGCCGCCATTCGGCACAGCGAAGATTGTGCCCAGGCGCGAATCACTTCCCGCCATGACTCGGCACCAGTTGAAAAACGCGATCTGCTGTTCTGATTCTGTCATAGTTCCATCCTCTCAAAAATCTGCGCCAGGACATCAGCCCCAGCAGCCACCCGTAATTTGTCGATTGCGCGCACCTGAATCTGTCTGATGCGCTCGCGACTGTAGCCGATCAGGATTCCGACGTCCTCGAGTGAGCGACCATCAGACAGCCCGTCGAATCCAAAGCGAAGTCTAAGACATGCGATCTCACGGTCCGTCAGAACTTCCATCATTGTCCGCAGCTGCGCGTAAAGGATCTCTTTGTCCAGGTGTTCACCGACCGGAGGTTCACCCGACGGGAGAAAGTCATAGCGACTTTGACCGTAGGCATTCGGCTCATCGATACTCGACACCAGCTTGACATCGTGCTGGAGGATTTCCGTCAGCGACTTGACATCGAGTGAGTCAATTTGCTTGTGGAGGTATCGCGGGTAAGTGTGCACGACCTCACGGACGTACGCAAGCAGTTCCGCCGGTGTTGGAGTCTCACCGTGCTTGACGATGTACTCCTGTCGCGAGACTCTGATGTGCGACAGTTTAGCGATGGCGTGTGACGGTAGACGGATGTCTCGACCACGACTCTCGATGCCGCGACCGATAGCCTGGCGGACCCAGTTGGTCGCGTAGGTGCTGAAGCGGTGACCGAGTGACGGGTCATAGCGCTGGACCGCGTGGTGTAGTCCGAGCATGCCATCGGTCAACATGTCCTCGTGTTCGCATCCACGACCACGAAACTTCTTGGCGATTGCGCTGACCATTCGGACGTTGTGATTGACGAACTCAGCGGTCGCTTTGTCTTTGTCACGCTGGACACCACTCTGGACCATGCGTCCGAGAAAGAACTCCTCATCGGGCGTCAGGAGTCCAGTGGTGCTCGTGCGTCTACTGCCCCGATACTGTGACCATGTTGTGATGGCGTCAGTCACGAGCTTGCATCGCCTGATGTGCACGGTGATCTGGTGAGTTTGGTGTGTTCCAGTCGGACGCCATGGCGCATGCTGTCCACACAGCCAGGACAACCACGACGAAGCTGCCGAGCATCTGGATGCGGCGCTGTGTCCGGAGGCGGCGCTCGCGCTTCAGTTCACGCTGTGAGCAGATTCCACAGATGCGATGTCCACGGCCATAAGGCACGACGTTTGGTCGGTTGCATACGATGCACGAAAGTTTGATGTCCATTGTTTTGTCCTAGTCCTGTTCTGTCTATTGCGGGAGAGTCTGTCCTGTACGCTTGCACAGGATCCACAGCTGTACTTCGTATTCACTGCGACCGATAGCATCAGCGATGCGCTTGACGGTCGACTGTCTGACAGCATGAGCGCCGGAGAGCATCCGACACACTGCGCTTTTGTGGATGCCGAGTTTTTCAGCGATATCCACCTGTGTATGTCCGTAAATCATGCCATCGTTATACACACAGTTGACACAGTATGTCAACCCGTGCTAGGATGTCGATGTGGCGGACACCACACGAAGGAACAGGACAATGAAGGCAAACACTGAAACCATAACAATGGCAGAAACATGCAATGACGTAATTCGCACGTACGAAGAACTGTCACCAGGACTTATTGAAGTTATCTGCATGGAGTGTTTGTGCATGTTGAGCGAACAATCTGACGCATATCAACATATGTGGAAATGGATTGACAGCAACATCATCGACTGGGACTACATCTACAAAACAATCAACTAAGGGGGACAGGATGACACAGGAACGGGTTGACTTGAAATGGAAGTGCGGCCATACCGCACACATCACGGTTGGATATACGCAGGGGGACCTCAAATACAAAATGGCCATGATGGCGTCGACGCTTGAGATTTGCGCCGCGTGTGAGAACAAACATGCAATCGAACGCGCATGGTCATTGACACAGCGACTCCTCGAGCCGAATCCGATTGTGATGAGCGGGTCCGAGAAACAGATCGAGTGGGCACGTTCGATTCGCACCACAAAGTATGAAGCGCTCGCGCATGTCCTTGATTGCCTGCGTCAAGCGTATGAGACACGCCAGGACGAATGGCCAGCCATTGCACGGGCAATCAGCCCAGTGGTCAATGATGTCAGTATCTGGCGGTCTTATACGCAGTCAGGCGCCATCATTGATCGACGCAACATCAACTGGACGACAGCGTTTAGGAACGCGCTCAGTCGGGCAGGCTTACACATAGGGGGTTTAGTATGACAATGTCGGAAACAATCGGTGCAATCGCACCAGCGCTGGTCAAGGCCCAGGCTGAGATCAAGCCAATCGTCAAGGATTCGACGAATCCTGCGTTTCGCTCAAAGTACACATCGCTCGATGCCATCATGGAGGTCGTCAGGCCAGTCATGGCGAAACATGGTCTTTTCGTCGTGCAGTCGGTGTTGGACACCATCGACGGTGAGCACAGCACCAGCATCATGGTCGAGAGCCGTGTCATTCACAGCTCAGGTGAATGGATCGCTGGTGTCGTGCAGGTCCCAGTGATGCAACAGACCAGCCACGGATTCGGCAGCGCACTCTCGTATGGTCGACGTTACAGCCTCAGCGCGCTTCTGTCGCTCGCATCCGATGAGGATGACGATGGAAATGGAGCTGCACAACAGCAACAGGCACGGCCACAGATCAAGCCAGGACCGCCACAGCAGACCACGCTGCGTAAGCTCGCACCAACACCGAAGCCAATACCTGGTTATCACAACGGGTCGCACTTCGTTATCGGTGAAGAGGACCCGAACGCATGAGACCTTATGTTGACGATTGGCAATGGTCTCTAAGTAATGACAGTGTTACTGTAGATGTAGAAGGCACTCTCCTCGATGCGCTTAAGCGTGTCGGGGAGGAGCTGTTCTACGATGCCAATGACATTCGACGTTATAAAACGACAACCATACAAACAAACAGTCACGTCTACAATGATGTCGAGTATCAAACAATGCATATTGAGTTTGATGGTGGTGTGTCAATAACAGCTCAAATACATCCATCAGAGATTTTTGTCGGTGGATATAAACATCACATCCACAGGCTGACACATCTATTCAATGTCAAAGACAGATCGCAGATTGACTGGATGGACAATACTGTCACTACATGCAGTTTATTGGAACTGCATGAGGATGCTTTTTCACTGAAAAGATTTGTGGAACAGCTGCACGAAAAAGACATTCCACCGCAAAGTCCACGCATGTACACCGGCGATCAGGTCATCAAGATGATGGAATCCGGATTGATATCGTCTGCTTATCGATGGCTTGAGCCAAACATCCGTATTAATTACGAATATCAATCAGACTTCAAAAAGCGAGTCGTTTTGCCGTCATGGACATGGAATGCTCGGAAGCATATTGAATCGATGACGCAATGGGAGCGCACAAATCATATTGCGACTGAACTCGCACGGCCTGATTGGGCAATAGGAAAGTATGGTCTTAACTGATGAGCACGAAACTTGTATGGATAACGCCCGATGCCGAAAAGGTTATCGGGTATTGCGCCAGGGTCTCGAACCCAGCAAACCAGGACAATCCTGACGTCACTCGACTGCTTCGGTTTTGCGTCGGTCACGGACACTGGTCAATCTTCGAGATGGCCAGCATGTGCATCGAGGTCAAGACCACAAGAGCCATCGCCGCGCAGCTGCTCCGACATCGGTCGTTCTCCTTCCAGGAGTTCAGCCAGCGGTACGCCACCGTGGTCGAGGACATCGAGGTCCCAGAGATGCGCCTCGCTGGCGCTCACAATCGCCAATCAAGCCTACCACTACCGAAGATTGAGGAACTAACCAAAGAGCAGCAGGACGCGCTGTATTTGGTCGGGTCATCAATCGAGTTTGCGACCGACGTCTACCGCGATCTCATCGCACATGGCATGTCTGCGGAGACTGCGCGCATGGTCCTGCCGCTGTGCACTCCGACCACGATGTACATGAGCGGAAGCATCCGCTCGTGGATTCATTATGTGCAGCTGCGAACACGCCAGGACACGCAGCTCGAGCATCGCGACATCGCCCAAAGCGTCCAGAACATCATGCTCGAACATCTGCCGATAACGATGGAAGCACTTGCTTAAGACCATACTGGTGTGGAGGTATTTTTTATGGCACGTAAACAAACAGCAGACAAAGAAATCACACGCGTAGAAGAAAAACCAGAAGGTCTCCTGTGGCTCCTCAAAGCGAGCGAACATGAGATCCTGGAACGATTGAACGCTGAGGATGCAATCATCTTTGTACATCCTGCGCTCGATGGCATCGTGAGTTTCCGCATCGAAGAGAATCCGCAGCACGAACAAAAAGTGGTGCATGTCTGGCGATAAATGTATAACAGTCTCGCCGGTGCTCCCACATCGGTGAACGAACAACTAACCAAACAGAAGACCAGGTGTAGTGCATGGCCCCGGATTCCGGACGAAGCCCATGATCTGCGCCTGGTCTTTTGGTTTTAGAAGTTTACAAAGCCGAAGCCGCCGAACTTGCCGAGCTCGTGCCAGTTTCGTTTCTTCATGTACAACCCATCACCATCACGCTCGACGCTGAGTTCGTCGCTTGGCTCTGGTGACGTGTTGCCTTCGACCGTGTAAACACCCCACTCTTCGACCTTAGTCACGATGCCTATGTGCGCGATGCGGGAGAGTGCCGAGAAGTAGAACAGCGCTAGATCACCGCGCCGTGGACGCTTCGCTGTAGTGCCATCGCGGATGTGTTGGACAGGCAACCACAATGAATTTGCCTTGAACCATCTTGACCAGTCCGGACAATATGCCGATCTTGGAAAAGTTTCATCGTACGTGATTCCGAGCTGCGTGGCTGCTTGCTTATGCCTGAAGCGGACGTGTGCCGCGCACCAGGGGGAACCAGCAGGGACCGGAGGTTTGCAGGATGCTTGATACGCTTCGACTGCTTTGCCTCTGTTCTCGCCGACTTCTTGGACGCCAACATTCGCGATGGCCAGATCTGTCGACAGTAGTGCTATTCGTCGTTCATCCATGTTGTATACTCCTATTGTCCAACCGGTTTCTAGTTCCTAGTCCTGACGCCTCCAGCACCCCTCTGGAGGCGTTTACTTTTTAACTGAAGGTCTCCCCATCATCCGCAGATGAGACGATCGTGATGCCTGTCGAGGTGTGACTGTAGATGAGATAGATGACTCCGAGGCGCCAGTAACACGCGAGCTCGTCGCTCCGCACATTGCCCGTCACGACGTTTGACGCAGATGTGATGATATTCCCCATCGGGTCACGCTTGACGCGCTGGATGTTAGCACCACTGGTGCGAAAGAAGATGTACTCCATGCCGTTCGGAGACACGCAGACCGTGCCATGTGAACCGGATCCGATTGTAGTTGCCACGCTGACTGTGTTCCCTTCGTCGTCGGTCTGATAGCGCACGACATTGTTACCTGTCTTTGTATCGACGATAATAATCAAATACATCGAGCCGCTTGATTTTGAATACGCCAGGCTAAGACACTGCGCGTTCGTGATCGGCGTTGTGACCTCATCCCAGTTCGTGCCGTTGTGCGCCCTGGCGTGATACAGCTTGATACCGCCACCAGCTGTCACGACACCATAAGTTGCCTGTTGTGCCGGGCTGACGTCCGCAGCCGTGCAGTTTCCTGACAGCACCTCTGTGCGAAACACTGCGCGCTGTCGCTTCGCCGAATACATCGGATTCACACCGACCGAGTTTAGACTCTCGACGATGCTGTGATTCGCTTTGC